AAAGGTGCACTAGCAACGTCATCTGTAAGCGTAATTATAATACTTGGAAGTTCGTCTCCTTTTACTAATCTAATAACATCAGCCATAAATCACCTCACGCAAATTTTTGTGCTTGCACCCGCATAGATGCTTTTGCAGCACCCAAGTTAGTTCTAGCTCTACGCTCAGATAACTTGAATGCAAATTGTTTAGCATGGTATGATGCTAGTTCTCTATCACTCCATGTTCTGTCGGGTAACACTAAAAGATGTTGTAACGCTCCGTGCATTATAACATTCTCTAGTTCGTCTAAAAACTTTTTATCCATCTTAGTTGCTGTTCGTAATGGTTTTAAACACACGATCATCCTTACATCATACGTTGTACTATTATCTGGAATAGGAGCAACAGAAAAATTATCCGGATCTAACTGTGTTATATACATAGGCTCAGCTCTTTCATTAACAGATTGATCAGGCCACTTAGGGTATATATCGTACAGTTGTTCTAATGTTATTGGTTTCAATGCTCGACCATTTACAGTAGCAGTTAAGAACGCATGTATCTCTGCATCGTCTGGCCCCTCATAAGCATAATCATGTGCACCGGGAACTAACCTTATCTTAGGCTGTTCATAACGCCATGCTAGAGTACGTTCACACGCCTCAATAGCAGCATCACGAACATATTGCTCTATGACAGGAGTAGGACATCCGGGAACACTTGGAGAAAGTCTATTAACGATATCAAGGAAGGTTCTGGTTGTATATGTAGGCATTACGCAACATCCTCCTCATCTAATCCGCCTCGTTCTGTATCAGTAATAGCTCTGCTTTGTGCAGCTACCCCTAGAGCTTGAGTAAACGAAGTTTGGAATAATTGTGCTCTATTAGAATTGACATGCTCATTATCTACTGACTCTGCTATAAATACAGTTGCATCTATAACAACAGGAAAGTAAACATCAGGCAGTAAAGCAACTGCAGTTGTACCATCATATGTTGGAGGTACTTGAGCATACTCACCAATCAATGTTTGATTAGCAGGAGCTTTTGGATATATAAAAAATTTGTTTGCATTACGCACATGCCGCATAAAGTTAATAGCAGCACCTGCTGTTGTATTCATCCAAGTAGGTAAAGACTGATCTAGTATTTCTCTATTTGTTTCAATAATACCATTACCACCTTTGACAGAATAAATTTCTAACAAACGAATAGAATCTGCAGGCATTGATTGCACTACAGCATCTGCCGTAGTAGGAATGTCAGCAATAATTGCAAATAAATCTGGGCGTAAAACAGCAATACGTTTTAATGCTTGGTTAGCAAAACCTAACATAACATCGTCACTATACCTCTGAGGAGATACAGTATCTTGTAAGATTCGTCTTACTTCTGTTATTACATCATTTAATATCACTTCTTCTCAACCCATGCTTCATTAACATCTGGTGTACTTGGATCATCAGATACATAATGTCCTTTTTCATCCCTAGCTCGAACCAAACCTTTACTTGCTTCTTCTGCTAGCTCAGGTGGTGTCTCACCTTTTGGATCAGGAATATCTTTTTCATTTGTTTTTACACTAACTTTAGCAGGACGACCTTTTTGTTTTTTAGGTATATGCTTTTCAGGAAATGCTTGTTCTTCAGTAACTTCTTCAGTGATTGGATTCTCAGCAAGAATTTCATTCCAGCCGTATATCTCACCATCTTTTATGTTTCTAAGCCATCTTTTCTTTTCAGTCATTTTTACCGCCTTTCTTTTTTATATTACGTTTTTCTTGTAACTCTTTCAACTTTCTTCGAACTTTTCTTCTGAGCCAAGCGACTACGCTTTTCAGAAGCCGTGAGTTCTTTGGACGTTTTGGGGGTCTTGGATGATACTCGCTTAGACGGGCGGCAATAAGGGTAAGCACGACTCTCTCCCTTTTGTCTTCCGCACGGCTTGCCTGTTCTTACATCTACCCATTTTTCTTTAAACCATCGTTGTAAGTTAGCACCAGCTTCTGTTTTTCTTACATTCCCCATATCATTTCTTCTTCTTACTATTACCCCAATTAGCTGCACCAACTTTTCTACATTTTGCCAAAGCCCCTGAAGCATATGCGCTTGGCCAAACTTTGTAGCGAGCTTTTACCTTATGGTAACAAGCGTCTTTTTTAGATTTTACTTTTGGTGCTGCCATATTATTACCATTTCTTACACGACCAATAACGAGCAGTCATCTTGGAGGGTGGTCGTGTATCACACCCATGCCTTGCACGAAAACTCTTGCGCCTGCCCGGTTGATTCTTTTTAATCGTCATATTAGCATCTCCAAACCTAATGATTTTTTCTTTACCATTTTGACACGCTTTTACAACAAACTTCTTACCGCCAGAAACTTGGCGTTTTGGTTTGTTACATGCCATTTTAGATTTGTCGATTTTAGCCATTACGCTTTAGCCTTTTTTTGTGCTGTCGCACTTAATTCTTTAAAATGAAATAAACGTTTACTATTTTTACCGTGTGTCTTTCCGGAGTGTAACTGACCATTAGGCATTTTATGTGTGCCACCTTTATGTTCAGTTCCATCACGAAAATAATGTTTCATACCTGCGCCCATAATATCTCCTTTAAAATAGGGGGGCCGAGGCCCCCCTAGTTATACTATGAACAATCAGCTACGAGTGCCCAAACTTTTATCTTAGCAGCGTCAGTTACAGCACCTGATACACCAATTAGCATATCAATAGTGTCTGCAGCTGCGAAGTAATGACTTTGATTATCGCCATTTAAAAGTGCACCGTTAGATGATGTAGTGCCCGCTGCGTTAGCGTCACCACCATCAACGAAGCCATCCACATCACCACCAGTTAAACCGATGTCAAATGTAGATGCTGCGCCTTCAGCAGTTATAGTAGTTGCTCCAACCGCCATCACTAGGGTGTTAGCTGGAATGCTTAGCACTTGGATAGAATCGCCAGCAGCAAGTGCTGTAGCACCTGCAGTAGCTCTATCTGTAGTGATCTTAGCGAAGTCTAGTTCGACTTCCATTAGCCCGACTTTAGTAAGACCTTTGGCAGGGTGTGCCGCAGAACCTTTAAGATAGCCGTGCGAGTCTGTATATGCAGCCATGTTTGCCTCCTATTATAAGGTTACAATCATTGTCGCAAGAGCTTCAGGCTTAACGACTTGATAGCCATAAACTTGAAGTCCACGAATGATGTTTCCAAAGGTTGTTTCAGAACGGATAGTTTCCATATTTGTCATCTGTGATGCAAATGTGAATCCCATTGAATGTCCACCAAGTACGCTAAACTCACTACCGCTTTTTACAAGGTTGTGAGAAACATAAACAGTGAAACGGTCAATCATACCAAGTCTGCCGTTTCTCAATGGTGTGTTTCCATCACCAGTGATAGACGCATCTTTAAGGTCTGATTGCTTGATTAGACCAGCCATCTTAGCAGGAATCACAATAAAACGATTCTGCTCAGGACAGTTAGCTTCATCAAGGACTGTTCCCATGTCGATGATTTTACCAATTACATTTGAAGTGGTAAGCGCTTCAGGAGTACCTGCTACACCAAGGTCGATATCACCAGAGATTGCTCCAGCTGACGTTCCTTTGTTTGATGCAGATACACCAGTCAATACATCAGCCAAAACCCTTTGGTCAATTTTGATCTTCATACGCTCGGAAGCGTCTTTAGACCACATGTCCATTAGATTCATGTCTGTCTGTACTTGGTCAACATCGTCTTCGACACAGGCAAAGTATTCACCTTTATCAATTACGAGTTGTAGTTTAGCCTTGTCAGGATTCTCTACGGATAGAGTTTGACCCTTGACATAGGTTTGGATAGTGATCTCAGGAGTGGTTCGGATATTGACCGTATCACCCATATTTCTGATTTCACCTTCATAGTCAGTGTTTGAGATCGCTGCGAGCACTGTGGCATCGTAGAAATTCTCAATTAGTTTTCCCGACCAGATTTCAGGAATAAAATTTCCTGTGTACGCTGGGCTACCGGGAGATGTTGCAAAAGCCATAATGACCTCCTTCAGTTAGTTAATTAAGCAACGACAATGCGACCCTCTTGCTGAGCAGCAAAAATGTCGCGTTCCATTCGACCACGCTCATCATCTCTCCCCTTAAATTTACCCTTTCTAACATCAGAGTAAAACTCTTTGATATCTTCATTGGTATATGTCTGGTTCTGTCCAGAAGTTCTTACTCCATTGTTCCGGCTTCGTCCCGGAGCAACTTGTTTCTGTAACTGAGACTGTTGAGCACTACGGCCAACTTGAGCAGTATTTGTCTTACCATTTGCCCCTTCCCATGTTCTAAAAAAGCTGACCACTCTATTTGAGTCCAAATTTTTCTGGGCATCTTCCAGATATGTTTGGCGGCTAATACCAGTTAGGGGGTCAATCTCTAACAACCAAGACTGAAAGTCTGGATCATTATTAGTATCACTCCAATTTGGTACTTCGCTAGCAATAGCGCTCCAAAACGTTTGCTCATTGGATTTATTCTGTTGTGCTTGTACCTGATGAACTTGCGGTACAACACTTTGAATTTGTCCAAGTTGTTGTCTCAACTGTGCAATCTCTTGTGAAACTTCTTCACGAGCTGCTTTTCTCATAACAGCTATTGATTCGCCGTACTCTTTTACATCGTCATCTGTAATTAATTTTTCAGATTGAACTGGTGCTTGTTGAGTAGCTGCGTTATCAACTGTACTGAGTAAAGTTTCTAGTTGAGAAACTCGGGAGCTAAGGTCTCTGTTCTCCGCATTTAAACGAGGAACATCGGCATTATACATCCCTTGCAACGATTTGTACTTCTGTTGCCAGTCTGCTTGTTTCGGTTCTTGGTCGCCTGACTCCATTTGCTCTTGTGGCTCAGACTGAGGTGCTTGTTCCGTTACACTGTCGGAAGTTGTAGGCTCTTCTACATCATTAACAGGCACATCATTAGAAACCTCGGCAGGTGCTGCCTGTGCTTCTTCTGTTGTTCCATTAATCTGTTTATACAACTCTTGTACTTCCTCTGATTGCTTTTGAACTTGCTTTGGTATTGACATAATCGCTCCTATCGGTGTGCGTAATTAACAGCTGTCATCTTGACTTTGCTGAAATAGTTTCAGGGGACTGTTCTATAACTTTCGTTATTTCTGACAAAACCTGACACCGCCCCTGTGCAAGCGCTGTGTTTTGTAAGACACTTGGTAGCTTCGATAACTCGTGATCACGCCACTCCTTTAACCAATCTAGGATCTCAGGATATGAACGACACACTGTCGCTAACGATTTAATAACCTCTGGTTTTGGATTAATCATCCAGCACCTCCAGTATCTCGGTTACTAACTGTGTTGCCATCCATTCCTCCTTTGGGAGAGCCGTCTGGCTGAGTAGGTGTAGGCTGTTGTGCTTGCTGTTGTGCTTGCATCTTAGCTTTCACTTTATCAGTAAACTTCTCTTTTTCCCTAGACGGAACAATGTCATCCACAGGCATTTGCAAACCTTTAGCCACTTCACGAAGAATCGCTGCACGGCCTTCCTTACCAACAATTTGCATATCAATCTCATTGGCGGTTGCATTAAGAAACTCTATACGGCGAACATTCACAGTCTCTTTGACTGCAAGATTAACTGCACCTTTTGGTACAATGTTAACATCGCCTTTAATTGATTCATCCTCATCATACCTCATATTATAAACAAACTGTCTATATACAACAGGTTTGATGATCTCATTATCCATGTGCATAACTACTTGACGTATGCCTTTACCAGCTGCGCCCATTAACATGGACAAGCCAGAGGATGTTCTGCCAGCGCCTTGAACATTCAGGTCACCATAAACGTATGATGGTATACCTGAATGATCGTCAGCTAGCTTGGAGAATTTGTCATAAACACCTAATAGTGTATTCGCATTATCATCCGGTTGTGTAAACCTAACAGCAGGTGCACTAGAACCTAACGGGTCGTTCGTGACTTGCCAGATTTTCCACGGGTGGAGCTGCGTGATGTCTTCGTTTGGAGGGATTCTTTCGAGATTAACCTCGACTTGTGGGCCACTCGATATTCCCATATTGTTGACCAAAGCCCTCGCAGCCGCATTACAAATGTTTTGCAAGTCTTCAATAATTTCTGGTATACCTTTACCCCAAAACGCACCGGGGCATTTAATAAACGATGTTTTAGCATATGGTTTTTCTCCTAACGGGTCGTAATTTAATACTGCTTTAATGATGTAATTACCTACGGCCCAGACGTTAGCATCATACTCCTTTGCTTCATCAGGTATCTCTTCGTCAGTAAGTCCCCACTCTTTTAACATCTTACCACTTACTTTACCCCAAAACTCTAAGGCATCATATGTTGTAGTAGGTTTGTTAAAAGTATGAAACTTTCTCTCTTCGTTTTCTTTGGTAAGTTCTACATCTTCACTAAACCAAGATGTACCACTACCAATATCAAGAACGTCCCTGATAGCATCTTCATCGTAACCCGGAACACCTATAAGGTCTGCGAGTTCTGAACGACTTAAAGGATGATGTTGAAACAAATAACCATCATTTAGATTAGTCAAACCCGGTTCAGGATACATTCTAAATGGATCAACACGCTCAAACTCTGGAGCAATCATTTCATCTGCTTCTACAGTAGTTCGACCATTCTCGTATTTCCAGCCAAGTTTTCTTTGCCTACGAACCACGGGGCCTTTTATAAACCCGCACGGGTATGTAACCAAATCGGTAATAAACTCATTAAAAGATTCACCCCAGCCGCCTTGAGCAAACTGGTCTTTAATCTTTATAGCCATCTTCTTGGCTCTGTTGTCTGCGCCTTGCAGCAACTTAAAACGGTAATCTTGTGTTACCATTTCTTTTAATTCTATCATTTCTTCTTGGGTAGGTGCTTGCCCGTTCATCTCAACAAGCTTTACAACTTGTTCAGCAAACGAATTTTCTATCTCTGCTGTTTGTTGCGGAGACAAATCTGGAATAGGTGTAGGCTCTAAACCCCACGGGGGAGAACCTTGATCAAGTAAAATATCTCGTAGCCAACTTTCTGCTGCACGACATTTAACTTCTGTAATCATCATGTATACATCAGACCCACCTTGTTGGTTAATCTGTGCTAGTTTATCTGCCTCATACTCTCCGTTTCTTTGACGGAGTGCTTTTAACATGATGTTTTCGATAGGTTTCTTTGCCTGCCTTGCCGCATCCCAACAAGTTCGTAGATGGTCAGACAGCCCCAGTATAAG